TTGATTGACTCACTCGCTTACATAGACCAGTTGGCTAACATAGCCTACACCTCGGACTATGTGGAAGAAGAATTTGAATTTTTAGATACTTACGCAGGGTACTAATATGTTACTAGAAGATAAAGAAGAGTTTACACTGGAGCAAAGCCTAGAGGATTGGGTCATTGATAAATGTCAAGGTTGGCGTAATCACTACGAATCCAACTACTCACAGAAGTTTGATGAGTACTATCGCCTATGGCGCGGTCAGTGGGCGGCAGAGGACAAGACCAGAGATTCGGAACGCTCACGTATTATCTCCCCTGCGCTACAGCAAGCAGTTGAGTCATCCGTTGCGGAACTAGAGGAAGCTACCTTTGGTCGTGGTAAGTGGTTTGACATTGAGGATGACGTAGCAGACCAAGAAAAGCGTGATATAGCGATGTTACGTGAAGTCCTATACAAAGACTTTAAAAAGAATAAAGTCCGTAAGAGCGTAGCTGAGTGCCTTATCAACGCGGCTGTATTCGGTACAGGTATCGCTGAAGTAGTATTAGAAGAAGAGAAAGAGTTCCAACCTGCTACACAGCCTGTTATGGGTGGGGATTTAACAGCGGTTGGTGTCAACATCGTAGATATGACTTGCGTAAAGCTACGACCAGTAATGCCACAGAACTTCCTTATCGACCCACTAGCTACTTCCATTGAGGAAGCGTTAGGTTGTGCAGTAGATGAGTTTGTACCTATGCACTCTGTAGAGCAACTACAGGAAGCAGGAGTCTATCGTGACGTATACGTAGGTGATGCACCATCAGACTTCGACATTGAACCAGATAAAGACCTAGCGGTATTCGAAGACGATAAAGTACGTCTAACTAAGTACTATGGTTTAGTACCTCGTCATTTATTAAAAGCGGCTCAAGAAGAATCAGAAGACGAAGAAGTAGAAGAAATAGTCGCTAATGAAAAGAGTGATTCATACTACGTAGAGGCAGTCGTTGTTATTGCCAATGATGGCACTATCCTAAAGGCTGAAGAGAATCCATACATGATGGGTGACAGACCAGTCGTTGCATTCCCGTGGGATGTCGTTCCTAGCCGTTTCTGGGGTCGAGGAGTATGTGAGAAAGGGTATAACTCTCAAAAGGCGTTAGACGCAGAACTACGCGCTAGAATCGATGCCTTAGCACTTACTATACACCCAATGATGGCTATTGACGCTACACGTATGCCTCGAGGTGCTAAAGCAGAGGTACGAGCGGGCAAGACTATCCTAACCAACGGTAACCCTGCTGAAGTCCTACAGCCATTAAACTTCGGTAATGTTAGTCAAGTTACCTTTGCACAGGCAGGTGAACTACAGAAGATGGTGCAGACAGCCACAGGTGCTATTGACTCTGCGGGTATCTCTGGTTCTATTAACGGTGAGTCAACAGCCGCAGGTATCTCTATGAGCCTCGGTGCTATCATCAAGCGTCACAAGCGTACGTTGATTAACTTTCAAGAATCATTCCTTATTCCATTCGTAACTAAAGCCGCACATCGTTATATGCAGTTTAACCCTGAGCGTTATCCTGTAGCGGACTACAAGTTCCATACGTCTAGCAGTCTAGGTATCATTGCTCGTGAGTATGAGGTTACACAGCTTGTACAGTTACTACAGACTATGCAACAAGACAACCCAATGTACTCACAGTTGATTATGTCAATCATTGATAACATGAACCTGTCTAATCGTGAAGAACTTATCTCTTCGTTGCAACAAGCTAATCAGCCTAACCCACAGGCACAGCAAGCACAACAAGCTATGCAACAAGCACAGATGGAGTTCCAGAAGTCACAAACTGCGGCACTACAAGGTCAAGCTACAGAGTCACAAGCTAGAGCGCAGAAACTTGCGGCAGAGGCAAGTGTTGTACCACAGGAGCTTGAGATTGACCGTATTAAGGCTGTTACAGCTAACCTTAAGTCAGGTGATGCGGATGATAAAGAGTTCCAGAAACGTCTTAAAATATCAGAGCAGTTACTAAAGGAACGTGAAGTAGCTGTTAAAGAAACCCAACAAGGAAAAGCAAATGATAACACAGCGTCAATTCAACGAGGCATTGGAGCAGGTGAACAAGGCATTCGACCAAACCCTCAAGCGACTGGCGGTATTGGAAGCAGACCTCCAAGACCTCAAGGAATCCCGCAAGGAGAAATCTAATGCCAGTAAAAAAAGACCCAAGACTGGCTAGAGCAGGAGTCTCTGGCTTTAACAAACCAAAGCGTACACCTAGTCATGCCAAGAAGTCTCATGTGGTAGTTGCTAAAGAAGGTGACAAGATTAAGACCATACGCTTTGGTGAGCAGGGTGCAAGCACAGCGGGCAAACCTAAAGCAGGTGAGTCCGCTAAGATGAAAGCTAAACGTAAGTCCTTCAAGTCCAGACACGGTAAGAACATTGCTAAAGGTAAGATGTCTGCGGCTTATTGGGCTGATAAAGTTAAATGGTAATCAGGAGAATACTATGCCATACGGTAAAGGTACATACGGTAGTAAAGTAGGAAGACCACCAAAGAAGAAAACTACAGCTAAACCTAAAAAGAAGCCAATGAAAAAAGGCAAGTAATTATGCCTACTAAAAAGAAATCCACAGTAAACAAGGCGGGTAACTACACTAAGCCTACCATGCGTAAGAACTTGTTTAATAGAATCAAAGCAGGTACTAAGGGTGGTAAGGCAGGACAGTGGTCTGCTAGGAAGGCACAGATGCTCGCTAAAGAGTACAAAGCTAAAGGTGGAGGGTACAAGTAATGCCACTAAAGAAGTCACAGAAAAGCCTTAAGAAGTGGACTAAAGAGGAATGGGGCACTAAGTCAGGCAAACCCAGTACGCAAGGCAAGAAGGCTACTGGTGAGCGTTACTTACCCAAGAAGGCACGACAGGCTTTGACCAAGAAGGAATATGCCGCTACGACACGTAAGAAACGTGCTGACACCAAAGCGGGTAAACAAGTAAGTAAACAACCTAAAAAGATTGCAAAGAAAACAGCAAGACATCGTAAATAGTACTTGACTTTCTTAGTAAACTATGGTATAATATTACTATAATATACATTAAGTATGTTATTTAAATTATTAATTAAAGCTGTCCTATAGGGAGAAACAGTAGATGACTGATGTAGAACTAGAGAAGTACTATCGTTCCTTTGAAGAGATGTTCCGTTCAGATGGTTGGAAGAACTTAATGCAAGACTTTAAAGGAAGTGCAGAACAGGTCAACTCCGTAGAAGCCTGTAAAGATGACAAAGACCTTTACTTTCGTAAGGGACAACTTGTAGTCATGGCTAATATGCTGAACCTAGAGTCACAGATAGAAACAGCTAAACAACAACAAGAAGAACAAGACGACTTAGAAGAATGAGACGTTTATACGACTTTCAATGTGACAACGGACACGTCAACGAGTTTCTTAGAGGCTCAGACGTAGAAGAAGTTGATTGTCCTGATTGTGAGTTGAAGGCTAGAAAGATTGTTACACCTGTAAAAGTTAATCGTGGTAAAGACTCTTGGAAGGAAACACGGAAGTGGGCTAGACAAAGAGAGTCACACATGAACGCTAACAAATCGTAACACAATAACGTAAGGTTAACTCTCGACCATAGAACCCTTACACTTAATACACCTCCATAATGATATTAATCACGGAGTTTAATAATGGCAAGACTAATAGATGAGCGTCCAGAAGACGTAGAAGAGAACGACATTGACACAACGCTAGAACAAGAACCTCAAGCTGAGGCAACTCTTGAAGAACCTGAGTCAGATATACCTGAGAAGTATCAAGGGAAGAGTACAGCCGAGATAGTACGGATGCATCAAGAGGCTGAAAAACTCTTAGGTAAACAAAGTTCTGAAGTGGGTGATTTACGCAAAGTTGTTGATGACTACATTCAGACACAACTCACCGACACTGAAACACAAGCAACAAATGCTGACGAAGAAGTAGATTTTTTCTCTGACCCCGACAAGGCAGTCGAGAGAGCAATTAATAATCACCCGAAGATTAAGGAAGCTGAGAACATCAGCAACCAGTATCGACAATCAACGGCTATGGCTACACTGCAAACAAAACACCCTGAGATGCAGGGAATCTTGCAGGACGCTAAGTTCGTTGAGTGGATTAAGGCTTCGAAGATTAGGACACGGCTCTTTGCACAGGCAGACCAACAGTATGATGTAGATGCCGCTGACGAACTATTTTCCCTATGGAAAGAACGTCAACAGGTTGTCACTCAAACTGCCGCTAATGAGAAACAACAACGAAAGCAATCTGTTAAATCCGCATCTACAGGCAATGCCCGTGGTAGTGGTGAACAGAGAGCCAAGAAAATCTACAGACGCGCAGACATTATTAAACTAATGCGTACTGACCCCGACAGATACCAAGCACTATCAAATGAGATTATGCAAGCGTATAAAGAAGGGAGGGTACGAAACTAATATTATTATATAGGAAGTATTAAAATGACTGATTCAACTTATCCCGCAATGGGCGGAGCAGTAGATAACACTAGCGCGGCAACTTTTATCCCAGAAATCTGGAGTGACGAAGTTGTTGCCGCTTATCAATCTAACCTTGTATTAGCACCTCTCGTTAAGAAAATGGCTATGGCAGGAAAGAAAGGTGATACCCTTCACATTCCTAAGCCTACTCGTGGTGATGCTCATGCTAAAGCAGAAGGCGCGGCAGTAACCATTCAGAACGCTACTGAGTCTGAAGTACAAGTAGTTATTGACAAGCACTTCGAGTACTCACGTCTAATCGAAGACATCACAGACGTACAAGCACTAGCTTCTCTTCGTCAGTTCTACACTGGTGACGCAGGTTATGCTCTAGCTAAACAAGTAGATTCTGACTTGTTTGCTCTAGGTAAGTCTTTCGGTGACAACGGTGGTGATTACGTTGGTACTGGTACTTACAACTTCGCAGGTAGCACTGGTCTTGAGGCTTACGCTGTAGACTCTGTAGCCGCAGGTGACGTATTCAATGATGCAGGTTTCCGTGAGCTAATTCAAAAAATGGATGATGCTGACGTGCCTATGGACAATCGTTGTCTAGTAGTACCACCATCAATCCGTAACGCTATCATGGGTATCGACCGTTACTCTTCTAGTGATTTCGTAGATGGTAAAGTTGTAAACAATGGTCAAATCGGTAACTTGTATGGTATCGACATCTTTGTTTCTTCTAACTGTCCTGTTATCGAAACTGCCGCCGCTAACAGCGCAGGTGGTGACGTTAAACAAGCTATGTTGTTCCACAAAGACGCAATGGTTCTTGCAGAGCAACAAGGTGTTCGTTCACAAACTCAGTACAAGCAAGAGTTCTTAGGTTCTCTTTACACTGCTGATACTTTGTACGGCACTGCTGTTCTACGTCCAGACGCGGCATTCAACATCGCTGTAAACGCTTAGTAGTACTTAAGGGGTTTCTTCGGAAGCCCCTTTCCCTTTTCTTTTTTATACAATTCTTTTTATTTTTTTTTAACTATAGGAATGTTTCATGGCTATATTCAGAGGTGTAGGTGGCTCAGGAGATTCATCGGACAATTCCTTTCTACAGGAAGTAACTGCTCAGGCTAATGCCGCTAGTGCTTCCGCAGTCCTTGCACAAGCCTCAGCAAACTCTATACTCACGCTTACAGCCGCTACAGGCGCGGCAGGTTCTAGTGCGTCCTATAATGCTTCTACAGGTGTTTTAACAATACCTAGAGGAGACACAGGAGCTACAGGCGCAACGGGAGCTACGGGTGCAACAGGAGCTACAGGAGCGCAAGGTCCTGCGGGTTCTGATGCAAGCGTAACAGCCGCTAATGTTACTGGTGTCCTTACGGGCGGCACTGGTATCTCTATAGCGAGTAATGGTACTATTACCAATGATTCACCAGACCAGACAGTAGCCTTAACAGGTACAGGTGCTACTACGATAACTGGTACGTATCCTAACTTTACCATCAATAGTGTAAACACAACGTACATTGTAGGTGATGGTGGTTTAACAACAAATGATTTTACAGACGCTGACCACAGTAAGCTAAATGGTATTGAGGCTAATGCTACTGCTGACCAAACAGGAGCAGAGATAAAGTCAGCCTATGAAGCTGTATCAGATACTAATGCATTTACTGATGCAGAAAAAACAAAGCTATCAGGCATAGAAACAAGCGCAGACGTAACGGATACAACTAACGTAACTGCCGCAGGTGCTTTAATGGATTCAGAAGTAACTAACCTAGCGCAGGTTAAGGCTTTTGATTCTTCTGATTATCTAACAACCCATCAAGACATTTCAGGTAAAGCTAACTTATCAGGTGCTACGTTCACAGGTACTATCACAGCACCTAACGTAGACATAAGTACAACAGGCAGTGTTACTACTAATATTGCTACAGGTGGTAATAACGGCAATGCAACAGACGTTAAGGTTGTAAATATAGGAACTGGTTATGGTACTGGTTTTTTTGCAGGGCTTTCTACAACCATTAACATGGGCAGTCAGTCATCTAACGCAAAAAATATATTCAACATAGGTAATGGCACTACTTCAGGAGATGGCGAAAACACCATAAACCTTAAAGGTAATGTTAATGTAGATGGCACTATTACTGGCTGGTCTCCTTATTACAAATCTAGCGAAGTACGGCTCGGTGGCACGACAAGCTACTTGTATTTAAATACATCAGACCAAGACTTAGGTCAATACACTACTATTTATCATCCTACAACACCTGTAGAGACTAGTCGTCATGTTGATGTGGAGTGGTCTACTTATTGGAATTATACTAGCTCAGTAAACGACATAAGATTAACCTTACAGCTTACCGTACCTTCGGGAGCGACAACGCACACATTAGGCACTGTTACAGAGCAATCAACTTCTGGTCCTTATAGCATAAGAACAAGCAGTGAAGAGTGGTACTATGTTTCAGATGATAAAACACATTTATTTACTCAGTTTGGCAGAGTTTCACAGGTTAGCACTGGTGGGTCAATAGAGCATACTATTCGAGCTTCTCAATATGACCCTACCACAAATAGAACTTACTTTTGCTCTACTAATTCTACAGCGGCAATGTCTACAGGCGATACAGCTTATTGGCATCCCTATGCGTGGGAAAGTGCAGGTACAACTCTCATTCAAAGCTACGACATTACTGAAAGATACAGGTCAGGAATTGATAGGAACAAGGTATCTTTTAAACTTGCGTTTACGGATGCTACATTGGCTTTTAAACTAAAAATAAAAGAACTTGCTTCGGGTGATACCGCACAAGTAAGAGACAGTACAGCAAGACTAACAAGCGTGGGGTTATAGGTATGATTGTAGCATACACTAAATTAAACAGTGAAGGTAGGCTAGAGGAAGTAGTCCATCAAGAATGTGCTACTAGGGAAGAAGCTATAGCAGTGGCTGAAGCATTAGTTTTAGCATCAGTAGATAATGATACTATTATGGATGTAATCCGTGGCACTCGATACAGTGATACTGAAATAGTTTATAACGTAATACACGAAATACCTCGATAATTCTTAGGAGAATATTATGGTAACGGAAGAAACAAAACAAGCTGTAGACGTATTCGCGGCATCCACAGGAGTGATGTCACTAGCGGCTTGGTTGCCTCCCGTTGCTAGTATCTTTACTATTATCTGGTTAGGTATTCGTATCTATGAATCAGAAACAGTACAGAAGTTGTTGCCTAAGAAATGAAAAAGTTATTTTGCTTACTAATGCTGTTGTCTTGGGTAGCACTTGGGGACAACGCTCAGGAAGGTAGTTTGAATACGTACCACGGTTCTAACTCGACTACCAACAGTAACAATAATACACAGGATGATTCAGTAAGTAATACGTACAACGGAGCAGGAAGCAGTAGTGAAATACCAGTAGGTTCTGCAATCACTCCTAGTTACATGAGTAATGGTATGGACACCTGCCTTAAGGGTACAGGTGGTTCATTACAAACAGTAGGCGTAGGGTTTAGTAGCGGTACTTATGATGTTGACCCTGAATGTAACAGACGTAGGGACGCTAAGGTACTAGCTGACTTAGGTATGAAGGTAAGTGCAGTAGCACGTATGTGTCAAAGCACTGACGTATGGAAGGCAATGTTTGTATCAGGTACACCTTGTCCCCTACTGAACAACGGTAAGCTAGTCGTAGGTAAACGTGCTATGTTAGTTATGAAACGCCAACCAGATACTTACATACCAGACTACAACAAGAAAACAAAAGATTGGTACAATACTGTATTAAACATAGGAGGAGAGGACACAGATGAAGAAGATACTATTATCTCTATTAGTGCTAAGTTCCGTAGCTCACTCAAGTGAGTATGACGAACTACTAGACTCAAGCACTGCCATAGTCGATAAGATTAACACTGGCATCCTTCTAGTGGGCGCAGGTATGGAGTACGCCAATCAGGGTGACGCTTTGTCTGATGGTACTCTATCTACTACAGCACACATACAGGAAGCACAGGTACAAGCGTACAATACTGCTTTGACTAACTTTGCTACTAACTATCAGCCATACGGTGACGTTAAGGCTGTATTAGAAAACAAGGCTGTAGTAGAACTAGAGCTTATGGACGATGCTATTGATACGTTTACTGAGGCTGTTGTGAATATGTCTACAGCAATACAGGTAGCTGAGAAAGTAGAAGAAGCCAGTACTCCTGACCAAGAAGCTGAAGTGCAGACATTTGTAGTAGACAACGTAGAAGTCCTACAGATTGAACAAGAGACTGTTGACACATACAATCAGTCAGTGGATGACATCGAGACTCATGCTAACAACGCTAGTGCTTATCTAGCTGTAGCTAACTCAGAAGAAGCTGTAGCATTCCTAGAGCAAGGCGTTGAGAATGCTAACACTACAGCGGAACAGACTAACATCTTTTATGACGCTAACGCACAGTGGGTGTCTATGGGTTACAACACTACACGTAACCTAACGGCTGTATACCTTAACGGTAATGACAATATAGGTTTAGACTTATACGTAACAGAGACTGATGTATTAGCCGCAGGTAGCGAGTCAGAGTTCTTTCAAACAGGACCAACGTACTTAGGTTACTCTTGCTTTATGTACGGAACGGAGTGTGTTGAACTATGAGCTTAGCAGATACAGAACTAACAATCGGCGGCGTTAAGCTAAAAGGAATCTACATTGCTGTAGTGTTCTCACTAGCAACAACCATTGGTTCATTCATCTGGGCTTCTAGCAGTTTATACGGAAGACTGGAAGCAGTAGAGGCACAACAGATACCTGATATAAGCCCCATACGTGAGAATCTAGCGACTTTAGGTACACGCCTAGAGACACTACTAAGTCAACAAGAAAAGCTCTTAGAATTGAATACAGACGTTTCTAAGCTATCTAACGATATTGAAGCTATGAAAGCTACGGTAGCTAAAGCAGAAATTATTATTAATGACATCGGCGATACAGAAGTAAAGTTTAAAACATTAACTAAAGAAGTCGAGGATTTGTGGAAGGGTATGGACTACCTTAACTCAAGTCCCTTACAGAGGTAAGCTATGTTAGATAAACTAATTGGACCAGTAACAGGACTACTTGACAAATTCATAGAGGATAAAGACAAGAAGAATGCCATCGCCTTTGAACTTTCGACAATGGCTGAAAAGCACGGGCAGGAGCTTGCGAAAGCGCAACTTGAAGTTAATAAGACAGAAGCGGCACATAAGAGCTTATTTGTGTCGGGTTGGAGACCTGCTGTTGGTTGGACTTGTTGTCTTGGACTTGCGAGTAACTACCTTCTTATCCCGATGGCAAATTTTACGCTTGCTCTTGCCGATTCTACCATTGAAGTCCCTATTTTAGATATGTCAACTATGATGCCAGTACTTATGGGTATGCTTGGTCTAGGTGCTATGCGGACTGTAGAAAAAGCTAAGGGTGTTGGGAGAAATAAGTAATGAGTATGTTTTCGCTTGTCGCGCAAGGATATGAATGGTATGATGATGAATTTTTATCTCCTGAAGAAATAGCTATACGGGAACAGGAAAAAGCGCAACTAGAGGCGTTATATGAAGCCAACAGAAACAAGACGGGTACTAATCGCGCCCCTGTTGGTCTAAAAAAACAATCAGATATAAACATGGCTGAACAAGCCGAAGCCAAAAGAAAAGCTCAAGAAGAAAAAGAAATTAACGAAAGGATGATTCAAGAGAACATAAGATGGGCTAAAGATAACGACCAATGGGACTACGAAAAAAACGAAATTATACCTGACCCATATTATAAAAAACCAGAGGAATTGGGTGGGGCAAAACGAAGAGAAGAAGAAGAAAGAAAAGCAAGAGAACAGGTTTATTATAACGAAGAACGCAAAGGAATGGCGAGTTCTGGACCGGGAATGTCAGAATTTTATGATAAGTTTCCCGACCAGAAGCAAACAAGTTATTTTGCTCCTGAAAATAAAGCCACAGGTGATACACGTAGTTGGGAAGAAATAAAAGAAGACTTTGTATCAGGCGTAGATGATGGTCCTGTGAGTCACAACCCTTATATGGGAGACAGGCTTAAATATCAGGATAAAATTTTAAAGTTTATGTATGGGGACGCTTATACTAATCGTGAAGAAATGGGCGGTAGTATAGGATATAATGTCATGGACGTTCCTGACTACTATACCAACCAGTATAGAGTGCCTTATGATAGTCCCGAAGGAAAAGATTTTGTCATAGACTTTCCTAAAGATATAGAAGGAGCAAAAGCACAAGCAGATGATTTTTATATTGAAAGCCTAACTAGAAGTCTTGAAAACGCCACAACGGATGAAGAAAAAGAAAGCATACAGAAACTTATAAATAATGGTGCGCCTACTTTTAATACAAGAGAAGACTTCCAATCTTATTATGATTTAGGTGTAGATGTTTATCAAAACAAAAAAGAACTTCTTGACAGCGGTGTAGCTGAAGCTGATATTCCTTTTAGTGTTAACAGTGAATTAAAAGATGCTTTACAGATACAAGAAGATGTAATGGCTAATTGGGTTTACTTCGGGGACGGTAGAAACTCATGGGTTGTAAATGACAATGCCGGTTTGTTTTTTAAAGATATAAACAATTATGAGATTTTTAAAGAGGGTGATGCTTATCTCAACACAGGGACTGGTTTTACACGCGGTTCTCTTGAGGGTTTTTTAGAAGACCCTGATTATTTCTTGGGCGGGTTTGGTGAGAATACTTATTGGATTAAAAAACCTGAAGTAATAGAACAGTCTACCTTTTCAAAAAACATGAGTATTGTCTCGGACGTAGTGTCTATACTAGCCCCCCCAGCCGCCCCTATTATTCAAGCGGGTAAAGTAGCGACAGCAGGTGGCGAGCTTGAAGATGTTCTTAAAGCAGGGGGCAAAGCCTATGTAAAAGGTAAAGTAAATGACGTAACTAAGGAATACATATTAGATACTTATGAAGCTATAGATATACCTGTAAGAGAACTTGACCTATACGCTCAATCAAAAATAGTAGACGTTACAAACGATGTTCTTGCGGGGAAATCAGGAACAGAATCGGCAACAGATGCGGTTCAAAGCATTGTATGGAAAAATATAAAAGAAGAAGTAGGTTATACTTTTGAAGAATTTGAATCTAAGTTTGATTTAAACCTACCTGACTTTGGTTTAGATATTGATTTACCAGACATAGACTTACCTGATTTACCTGACTTTGATTTAGATATTGATGTACCTGACTTTGATTTAGATATTGATGTACCTGACTTTGATTTAGACTTACCTGATATTGATTTACCTGACGTAGATATTCCAGACATCAATCTGCCAGATATAGACTTGCCTGATGTAGATTTAAACTTGCCAGACATGCCTGACTTAAATGTAGATTTAGACTTACCTGCTGTAGACTTAGATTTATCAGGAGTAGAAATACCAGAGTTTGATTTTGATTTAGATTTAGAAGGTTTAGATACCGAGGGTCTTGACATAGAAATGCCAGAAATGCCTGACATAGATTTACCTAGTTTAAGATTACCTTCTTTAAATCTAAGAAAACAAGAAAGAGAAGAAAAAGAAAGCGAAGTAGAGGAACTGTTTAGCTCGGAGTTATTTAAGCACGATACTCAAGTTAACTACACACAAGGATTGCTTGCTCCTAAAATAAACTTAAGGAAATTTTAAAAATGACTTACTTACAACTAGTAAACAGTGTACTACGTAGGATGCGTGAAAACGAAACTACTAGTATTGAAAACTCAACGGATAGTTATGTGAAACTAGTGGGTGAGTTTGTCAACGATGCTAGACGTATTGTAGAGGATGCTTGGGATTGGTCAGCACTTAGAAGTACAATCACAGTAACTACAGAAGACAACCTGTTTAGCTACAGTATGACAGGCACTAACAACTCCTTTAAGATACTGGACGTTATTAACGATACGTCAAACTTCTTTATGCGTCCTGCTAGTTCTTCTTGGATGAACAACGCATACCTAGTCCAAGAGCCTACTAAAGGCTCACCTGAGTACTACTCTTGGAATGGTGTGGACGCTAACGGTAATGCCTTAGTTGACTTATACCCTAAGCCTGACAAAGCATATACATTACGATTTAACATTGTTGATAGAGGAGACCCGTTTACTCTTGACGCAGATAAACTAGTTGTGCCTTCATTAGCAGTAGTGCAGTACGCAGTGGCTTTATCTTCTCGTGAACGTGGAGAGACAGGCGGTACTTCAGCACAGGAACTATTTGCTTTAGCGGACACTACGTTAGCAGATGCAGTAGCGTTTGATGCCGCTAGATTCCCTTCTGAAACTGTATGGACACCTTGCTAATGGCACAACAACTACAGAACATTACAGTACAAGCCCCAGGATTTGCGGGCATTAACAGTCAGGATTCACCTGTATCTATTGACCAGTCCTTTGCGGCTACCGCTAGTAACTGTATTATTGATGAATATGGACGTATAGGGGCACGTAAGGGCTATACGGAAGTATCTACTGATTCTAGTACAGCTACGCAGTTAGGCACTAGTAGAGGCGTAGAAGCTGTACACGAGTACGTTAAACGTGATGGGACTAAGACAGTATTCTCTGCGGGTAACAATAAAATATTCACAGGCACTACAACCTTAACACCTGTAACGCTTCCTGTAGGCTATACAATAACAGCTAACAACTGGAAGATAATTACATTTAACAATGACGTTTATTTCTTCCAACGTGGTCATAAGGCATTAAAAAGTACAGCAGGAAGTACTACTCTTGTAGAAGTAGTAGATGGCTCACACTATGCTCCTGAAGCTAACGAAGTTATAGGTGGCTTTGGTAAACTATGGGCGGCTGATGTATCAGGTAATAAACATACTGTATATTGGTCAGACACTCTTATTGGTATCAACTGGCACGGTGGCACATCAGGTTCATTAGACCTTACTAATGTATTCCCTAGCGGTGATGATGAAGTTGTCGCCTTATCTGTATTTAATAACTTTTTAGTTATATTCTGTAAGCGTTCAATTATTGTTTACTCAGGTGCTAGTAGTCCTGCTAGTATGGTACTACATGACACTGTAGAAGGCGTGGGTTGTATTGCTAGAGACTCCGTACAGCACACAGGTACTGACATTATATTCTTATCTGAAGATGGTGTACGTAGCTTCGGTAGGACTATACAAGAAAAGTCAATGCCTATGCGTGACATTAGTAACAATGTACGTACTGAGTTAACTGCGTTAGTTAGGTCACAGCTTAACCCTATTAAGTCTATCTATAGCGCAGATGAAGCATTCTACTTGTTGTCTCTACAGGACAGTCAGACTGTATACTGCTTTGATATGCGCACTACTTTACCTGATGGAGCTAACAGAGTAACTACATGGGCAAGTGTTAACCCGCGTAGCCTAGCGTTACTACAGGACGGTAGTGTTTACTTTGGTAGGGAAGATGGTATATTTAAGTATGAAGGCTATCAGGACAATGGCTCTTCTTATTTGATGTCGTACTACAGTAACCCACTAAATTTCGGTAACTCTACTAACCTTAAGTTTCTTAAGAAGTTTAACATTACAGTTATTGGTAACGTAGCTTCTAAAACTACACTAGCGTGGGGTTATGACTATGATGGTGGGTTTACTAAGAAAGCCTTTAGTACTGACTTAACTAACACAATTATATCTGAGTTTAATATAGCTGAGTTTAGCATAGGTAAATACACAATAGGCATAGACATACAACGTCCTAAGATTAACACAAGCGGTAGTGGGACTGTAGTAACCATAGGTATCGAATCTACTATTGATGGCGCACCTTATTCAATACAACAAATAGATGTACACGCTCTACTAGGGAGATTAATTTAAATGAGTAACTATACGATAACAACTAACTTCGGAGCAAAAGATAGTCTTCCTTCAGGTAACGCGGGTAAGGTAATTAAAGGCTCTGAGTTTACAACTGAATTTACAAATATACAGACAGCAGTAGCCACTAAGGCTAATATAGTTTCACCCACGTTTACTGGTGCAGTTACCTTTGATGCCGCAGTTACCGTAAACTCTACGGCTACAATCACGGGCGACTTAGCTGTAGATACTAATACATTGTTTGTTGATGTGTCTGAAAATAAAGTAGGTATAGGTACTGATAGTCCTGATTATGCGTTAGATGTAGATGGTACGATTGCCTCAAGAGATGCTTATTTGATTACAGCTAACTCAAGCGGAACTCCTTCAGCAGGTGCGTTTATGTTTAGACCTGCTAGTAATACATTAGCGTTAGGTACAAACTCTACAGAACGTATGCGCATTGACTCACTAGGCAATGTAGGTATAGGTACCAATAACCCACAGAGAAAGCTACACGTTCAAGATGGGGATATTCGCATTGAATCTACTTACCCTCGCTTGTACCTTACAGATACTGACCACAACTCAGACTATTCAATTATTAACAGCAACGGTTCTTTCCTTATTTATGATGATACTAATGCTAGTAATCGTATGGTTATCGACTCATCAGGCAACGTAGGTATAGGTACTACAACAGTAGGTCAGTTTGCTTCTACAAATGTTGGCTTAACAGTCGATAGCGGCAACGATTACTCTGGTATTGCTATGACTGATGGTTCAACCACGTCAACGCTTGCTCAGGGTTTTAGCACGACATATCTGTACAACCAAGCAAACGGCTCTATGCTTTTCGGTACTAACAACACAGAACGTATGCGTATTGCCGCAAACGGCAACGTAGGTATAGGTACTACTAGTCCTGACTCAATTCTTGATGTAGTTGGTGCAGACCCAATTTTAACTATTAGAGATACTTCTACTTCGGGTTCAGATTCACACGCAACGTTGAGGCTTGCGGAGTCAGGTGCATCTGACAGTTTAAATTTACATTATGATATTTCACTTGACGAAGGACACTTAACTTTTAATTACGACAACAATGGAAGCAACGCAACAGAACGTATGCGCATAGACTCATCAGGCAGAGTTGGTATAGGTACTAGTAGTCCTTATGTTAAAACTGAAATAACTGGCGGTGACTTGGCTGTAGGTGGTGGGGCAGGAGCTAGTAACTTAGGTTTCGAAATAAAAGGCGTTCCACTTTCAGCAATACCTTCAGCACAGGCACGTGGCTATGTAGCCACAGCAGATAGTGGGATGGGCACAGCTGGGGATTTGTTGATTGCTCCTAGAACGAATGCAAACGCGAGCGTTCGGTTTATTACAGGAACATCTCCTACAGAGCGTATGCGTATCGACTCATCAGGCAACCTATTGGTGGATACTACTTCTACTGGTGCAACTGGCGGTGGGTTTAGCTTTAGGGCGGGAAGTGTAAATTATATGAACATAGCCCATGCCTCATCAGTCGGACACGGGAATTACTTTGCCGCGTTTAAGCATAACGATACTGTAATAGGCACAATTACTAAAACGAACACTACAGGTGTTTCATATAACACTAGCTCTGATGAACGCCTTAAGGAAAACATCACAGACTCTGCTGATGCAGGTAGCAAGGTTGATGCTATACAGATTAGACAGTACGACTGGAAGGCTGATGGTACACATCAAGACTATGGTGTTATTGCACAAGAGTTAGTTGAAGTTGCACCTGAGGCAGTACATCAACCTGTAGATGAAGAAGACATGATGGGTGTTGACTACAGTAAGTTAGTACCTATGCTAATTAAAGAAGTGCAATCGCTACGTAGTCGTGTAGCAGAACTGGAGAATGTATAATGAGTGACGCAACAAAAAATGCAGCGACATCAGCTTTAGGAGGTCTTGGCGGTCTCCTCGATGCAGGAGTAAACGCGGCGGCGGCTTATGGAGTTAGTAAAGCTTTTGATAGCTCTATTGCAGATGTAAGAAGCATGGGGACAACAGCACAAACAGATGCAGAACTTTTAGGTTCTCAGCTAGCATCAGATACGGAGTTTCAACCGTTTACTGTAACTACTGGCACAGGGACTACTAAAGCAACGGATGAAGGCGGTTTTACTACTTCTCTCAGTCCTCAAGCTCAGGCTTTACAGACGGGAGGACTAACAGGAGCACAGAATTACCTGTCTGCTATTGGTCAAGACCCTATGTCTACAATGTTGGCTAGTCAGGCTCTACAAGCATATCAAGGATTAGGACCAAGCGCATTAACGGGTTTAGGCGTTGCAGATTATCAGGGTATCGGTCAAGACCCTATGCAACAGGCGTTGCTTGCTCAAGCTAGTCGTGGTTTTGCAAACATAGGTACTGACCCTAGACAGCAAGCATTGTTATCTCGTGCTGATACTGCCTTTAGTAGAGCAGGTGTAGACCCTAGT